ATTGATAATGCTTCTGATAGCATATCGAGAGCAAGATACTCAGCTAGCCGTGAGCGCTCTATCGGTATTGGTGCTTTGGGTTTTCACGCATATCTTCAGAAAAACGGAATAGCGTTTGAAGGAGTGATGGCGAAAGTGACTAACAATCAAATGTTCAAAAATATAAGAACAAAATTAGATGCAGCAAACCAACAACTTGGAAAAGAAAGAGGTGAAGCTCCTGATGCCGTTGGTACAGGTAATCGTTTTTCTCATGTTATGGCTATTGCTCCTAATGCCAGTTCTTCTATTATCATGGGCAACACTAGTCCTTCTATTGAACCTTATCGTGCTAACGCTTATCGCCAAGATACTTTATCTGGTTCTCACTTGAATAAGAATAGATGGTTAGATAAAATAATAAAAACAAAGGTAACAAATGAAGAAGAATATAACGACATTTGGTCATCCATTATCGCCAATGATGGCTCCGTCCAACATTTATCAATACTTGACGACAATCAAAAAGCAGTTTTCAAAACCAGCATGGAAATCGACCAAAGATGGGTCATTGACCTTGCTGCGGACCGTCAACAGTATATTGACCAAGCACAATCGTTAAATGTGTTTTTCCGTCCAGATGCACACATTAAATACATTCATGCTATTCATTTTATGGCATGGAAAAAAGGATTGAAGACTCTTTACTATTGCCGTTCTGAAAAGATTGGTAAGGCTGATAAAGTATCCAAAAAGATTGAAAGACAAGTTATTAAAGAATTAGATATGACAGAGATTGCTCAAGGCAATGACTGTATCGCATGCGAGGGTTAAATGAAAAGAATATTAAGATTTACTGCAAACTGGTGCAATCCATGTAAACAACTAAAAGAGAACATAGAACGAGCGGAGTTAAAAATTCCTATCGAAGTTTTTGATGTTGATGAGGATATAGAAATATCAAACGAATACGGTATTAGAAACTTGCCTACGATGATATTGATGGATGGCAACAACGAGATTGGTCGAGTAACTGGATTAAAAACACCTAAACAATTAAGAGAGTGGGTCGGTGAATGATTAAAAAAACGGATTTAGATATAACTGAAGGTAGAACTTCATTTAAACCATTTAACTATCCTTGGGCTTACGAGGCATGGTTGAAACACGAGCAGTCACATTGGCTGCATACCGAAGTACCTATGTTGGAGGACGAAAAAGATTGGAAAAAGAAACTTACTAATGAAGAAAAGAAATTTCTCACACACATCTTCCGTTTCTTTACTCAAGGCGATATCGATGTTGCCGGTGGGTATGTTAACAATTATCTTCCTTATTTCCCTCAGCCTGAAATACGTATGATGTTGCTTGGGTTTGCTGCAAGAGAAGCACTTCACGTTGCAGCTTACTCACATTTGATTGAAACACTTGGTTTACCAGAAACAACATACAATGAGTTTATGGAATATGCTGAGATGAAAGAGAAACATGATTATGTGATGGACATATCAGGTAAAAATTCAACCAAAGAAAACACAGCAACACATATTGCTACATTTTCAGCATTTACTGAAGGTATGCAGTTGTTTTCATCATTCATTATGTTGTTGAACTTTCCACGACATGGTAAAATGAAAGGTATGGGTCAAATCGTTACATGGTCTATTGTTGACGAAACTCAACATACAGAAAACATGATTAAATTGTTTAGAACCTATATTCAAGAGAACAATGAAATATGGAATGACGAATTGAAAGGTCGACTATACACCATTGCTGAAAAGATGGTTGAATTAGAAGACAAGTTCATTGACTTGGCATTTCAAATGGGTCCAATGGAAGAATTGACAGCTGAAGATGTTAAAAAGTACATCCGTTACATTGCTGACAGACGTTTGATTTCTTTGGGACTTAAAGGTGTCTTTAAAGTTAAAAAGAATCCGTTACCATGGGTTGAAGAAATGATTAACGCACCAACACATACCAACTTCTTTGAGAATCGTTCCACAGACTATGCTAAAGGAGCGACAACAGGAACTTGGGACGATATTTGGGCACACTAAAATAGGTTTTTGTTATGAGATTTCATATATTGGGGTTACCTCATACGGTATCATCAAAAGATTATAATGCTTGCGCTTATACACAAAAAGTAGTTAAGTTTGGTAAGATGATGACACGTAGAGGTCACACCGTGATACACTATGGCCATGAAGAATCGGATTTGGAGTGTACTGAACACGTTACTGTGTTGACCACAGACGATTGGAAGAAGTCCTATGGTGACCACGACTGGCGTAAACACTTCTTTAAGTTTGATGTTGAAGATTATGCCTATAAAAAATTCTATGAGAATGCTATCAGAGAAGTAGGCAAAAGAAAACAGAAAAACGACTTCATACTTCCTTTTTGGGGTTCAGGTGTTCGTCCTGTTTGTGATGCACATGAACATGACATGATTGTTGTTGAACCAGGTATTGGTTATGCTGGCGGCCATTGGGCTCGCTTTAAAATATTTGAATCTTATGCTATCTACCACGCTTACTGTGGATTAAATGGTGTTGGTTATTGTAACCAAGACTGGTACGAAGCAATCATACCCAATTACTTTGATGAAGATGATTTCCTATACGAACCTGAAAAAAAACAAGATTACTTTCTGTTTTTGGGTCGAGTATTTGAAGGCAAAGGCGTACATATTGCTGAACAAGTAACCGGTACATTAGGATTACCTTTGGTCATTGCTGGCCAAAATAGTTTAACTGATATGGGTTACAAAACAGTTCCGGACCATGTGATTGAATTTGGTTACGCATCCATTGAACAAAGAAAACATTTGATGGCCAACGCTAAAGCTGCATTTGTTGCATCCATGTATGTTGAACCTTTTGGTGGCGTACAAGTTGAATGTTTATTCTCAGGAACACCAACCATTACAACCGATTGGGGCTCTTTTACAGAAAATAATATACATGGTGTTACAGGGTACCGTTGTCGTACATTTGAACAGTTTTGTTGGGCTGCTAAAAATATAGATATCATAAAGCCACAAGATTGTAGAGACTTTGCAATGAGAAATTTCACGTTAGATGTTGTTGCTGAAAAATATGAAGAATACTTTCAGTCTGTGTTAGATATATACAACGGTAAGGGCTGGTATGAACCACACCCTAATCGAACCAATTTGGATTGGCTAAAAAAATAAAAAAGGTATCAAATGGAAAAACAAATAACAGGAGAGTGTCATAATTGTGAATCAAGTTATGATGTAATTTATATGCAAGAACTAACTTCAGAACATTTACCCGAGTTTTGTCCATTCTGTGGCGAACCCATCGAAGATTTATCCGAAGACTATATAGAGGATGAAGACTTTGATGAGAATGAGGAATGGGAATAACTAATTGGTATTTTAAAGGTGAAATTTTTACTGAAGACATGATTGGTAACAATTATGGATTTGTTTATTGTATAAAAAATCTTACTAATGGAAAGAAGTACATTGGTAAGAAATTCTTTTATTCATCTAGAACAAAACAAGTAAAAGGTAAGAAGAAAAGAATTAAGGTGTCAAGTGATTGGTTAACTTATTTTGGTTCTAATGAAGAATTGAAAAAAGATGTTACTGTAAATCAAAATGACATTTATAAAGAAATCATTTATCTCTGTAAATCAAAAGGTGAATGTGGTTACTTGGAAGCTAAAGAACAGTTCGTAAAAGGTGCATTAGAGTGTGATGATTACTATAACACATGGATTATGGTTAGAGTGAGAAAATCACACATCAAAGGATTAAGATGTTAGATTTTTTAAAAGATATTGATTCGAATGTGGATATGATTAGATTCCTTCCACACAACGAAATAGAAAATGCACTAGAGATAACTGGCGAGTGTTATAAAGATGAACAAGAATATATTGGTGGAAACACCGTAGGTCCATCATGGCACGTGGTATTATTCCAATGGGACGACAAAAACGGTAAAGTTTATAACCATGATAGATTTGAAGCCATTTTGTCGGAACCTAGGGAATACATATCATCATTAATACCGGAAAACTGGTATGGTATAATTGCTAGAAAAACAACAAAATCCGACAAAATAATGAACGAAATATTTGACAACATATTAACTATGTGTTAGAATATGATTTCTTATTGAAAGATTACTATGATTCTCGTTGATTTAAACCAAGTATTACTATCAGGCCTAATGGCTCAAATAAACAATTCCAAAGGCGTCAAGTTAGAAGAAGACTTGATACGCCATATGATCCTAAACATCATTAGGACACACATAAAGAACTTCCGTGATGAATACGGAGAAGTAATACTGTGTTGTGATAACCGTAAGTACTGGCGTAAAGAATGGTTTCCATACTACAAGTCCGGTAGGAAAAAAGCTAGAGATAAATCTGATTTAGATTGGCACCTTATCTTTGATATGCTTGCTAAATTTAAGCGTGAGCTTAAAGAAAACTTTCCATACAAAGTAATTGATGTGGAAGGTGCCGAAGCTGATGATATCATTGGTACACTTGTTCCTGTATATTCATCTAAAGAAAAGATTTTGATTCTTTCAAGTGATGGAGACTTTTTGCAATTGCAACAATACAAGAACGTTAAGCAATATAATCCTTCATTGCGCAAATATGTTGTTTCTAAAGAACCTCTCAAAGAGTTGAAACAGAAAATCATTAAAGGCGACAAAGGTGATGGTATTCCTAATGTATTATCTCCTGGTGATTGTTTTGTAAACGATTTGCGTCAAAGACCTGTAACCAAAGGCATTTTACAAAAATTGATGGAGAATAACTGGACGGAATGGGAAGATGAAATGGCAAAAACTGGTTTCAATAGAAACCGTCAACTCATCGACTTGACATATATTCCTGATGATATAAAAGAGAAAATTCTAAATACATACGAAGAAATTAAACCTGCATCAAAACAAAAGATGTTCAACTATTTCATAGAAAATAAACTGACTAATTTAATGGATGTAATTGAGGAATTTTAATGACACCTATACACGTAATATTTGATAAGTTTGAAGAAGCTACAAATAAAAAAGAGAGACTGAAAGTTATTGAAAAATACTTGGATGCAACTTTGGTGAAAGTTCTAGAACTTACCTTTCACCCAGGTTACCAATGGAAGCTAAAAGATATTCCAGATGACTATAAAATTCCTAATGATGTATTACCTGGAATTACACATGATACAATCAGTAATCAATTAAGAAGAATGTGGATGTTTCAAGAAGGTCATCCTGAAGCGGCTAAGATAACACCTAGAAAACAACACGAATTAATTATACAAATGTTGGAATCTTTAGAACCAAGAGAGGCGGAAGTTATAGCCGGAATCTTGCGTAAAGACCAGTGCGTGAAAGGCTTGGATTATAAATTTGTGAAAGAAGCCTTTCCTAGGATGTTACCATAAACGGAGGGACTAAGTGTCAAAATTTGTAGGAAAGTTTCGTAAAGACCGAGACACTTTTGAGGATTACAATCAATCCCAAAAGAAAAGTAAAAAATTCAAGCAAAATAAAAACCTTAAGCGTTTTGGTGAGATGCCAGACGATATATATTTCCGTCAGCCAAAAGCCCGTAAGCCGTTGTATTAATACAACACACCACTTGACTTAGCTTAATTGTTGTAGTATAATAGATCCATTCAGGAGATTATACTATGATGATTTATTCCAGATTACCTAAGTCTAAACAAAAAAAGCAACCTAAAGCGGTTCGTGAGCAATACGAAAAATGGTTGTTGTCGCACACTCCCAAGAAAACCGTAAAAGTTGACACTAGTTGGTCCTATAAATTATCAGGATCACCTAGAGGCGAAACCGTGCGCTATCCATCCTTAAATACAGGACTTGGCGTAGCCACAAAATCCGAGCCTAAAATGTATACTGGCGATAAAATGAAAGGCATTGCTACAATGCACAAATCCAATGCTGTTCCTGTGTTTACGGACGAACAAGCGGTGGAAATTTCAAGTATGAGAAGATAAAATGAGAAAAGAGACTATTGTTGTTAAATTACAAAGACCACATTGTCGTACACCAATTAAACCTTTACAAAAGCACAAAATTAGTGTACAATACATAAGAAGACCTAAACATCCTAAGAAAGTAAATCCTAATGAATAAGCCTACCAACAAATTACAAGAAAAACCAACCGAGTATCAGGAAGAATTAGATAAAATTGATGGTGTTACTCGACAATGGGCTATCTTGTCACGTTTTGAACAAGATTTGGAAAGATATTCGGAATTAAAGGAATGGAATGACAATCTATAATTATGAGGAAATATTTGAAAATATTCCAGGTGACTCCGCAAATGTTATATTGAACTTTCCTCCTGAAATGATTGAAGGTACGGATTGGAAAGAAGGCGATGTATTAAATATTGAAGTTGAAAACGGAACTTTAGTAATTTCAAAGAAAGAATAAAATGGAACTAATTGATACAAAATCATTATTGGCCAAGTTGATGGCAACTGAAAATTTAACAGTTGAACAACGTGCTGTGTCTACGGCTTCGTTCGATGTTAAAAATCGTATTTTGACGGTTCCCATTTTAGATAAAAATATCTCTGTTGCACTTTATGATTTGTTTATGGGCCATGAAGTTGGTCATGCTTTGTACACTCCTTTAGAGGAAATCAAAAAAGTATATGAATCCAGAAAAATCCCATTGTCTATTTTGAATGTTGTTGAAGATTCACGCATTGAACGCAAAATCAAAAACAAATTTCCTGGTCTCCGTAACTCTTTTGTCAAAGGTTACAAGGAATTGCTCGACCGAGACTTTTTTGGCACTCAAGGTACAAACTTAAATATGTTAAATTTGATTGACCGCATCAATTTATACTGTAAAGGCGGTCCGGCTCAAGGAATTAAATTTGAGTTTGAAGAAAAAGCGTTGCTTGATGAAGTAGAATCGACCGAAACATATCAGGACGTTGTGATTGTTTCGCAAAAAATCATGGAATACATGAAAAGTGCACACGAAGAGCAACAAAAACAATTTGATGTGTCAGAAGATGAATTTGAATCGTCTGATGAAGACGGAGATGAAGAAGAAGACAATTTTGAAGATGAATTTGATGAAGATTTTGCCAATGAAGGCGATGATGACGAAGAATTCGAGTCAAAAAATCCAATTCAAGACAAAAAAGACAATATTTCTGAAAATATCAAATCATTTACTGACGAAAAATATCGTCAAAATGAAAAACAGCTCTTTGATGAAAAATCCAGAGACTACAATTACGGAAATATTCCAAAAATTGATATCGAAAAATGTATTTTGGATCATAAAAGTTTATACAAACTGTATGCCAAAGGTAATATCGACACCGGACTTCCTTACATGACAGGAAAAGAAGCATTTTCAAAGCTCCGATTAGAATTAAACAAAATCGTTTCATATCTTGTCAAAGAATTTGAGCTAAAAAAGAATGCCGACCAACTAAAACGTGCTTCAGTCGCAAAAACCGGCGAATTGAACATGAGCAAAATTCATTCTTATCGCTTTTCCGAAGACATTTTCAAGAAAATCACAGTAATTCCTGGTGGAAAATCTCACGGACTTGTAATTTATTTGGATTGGTCAGGTTCTATGTCTGAGCATATGTCAAATACGATGAAACAATTGTTCAGTTTAGTGCTCTTTTGCAAAAAAGTCAACATTCCTTATGAAGTTTACGCATTTACATCAGACACTAACGGTGAAAATGACTATAAAATTCAAGAAAAAGAAGGCGATTTAGCTTTTGGTAAATTTTGCTTGATGAATATCATGTCAAGTAGAATGTCGGCTTCTGAATTTTTGTATGCTGCTAGTGTCTTATGTGCTGTTGCTGGTCTCGGAATAGACGCAAATGGTGGTCGTGGTTATCCTTACTGGTTCTACCTACAATCAACACCATTAAATCAAGCGATTATATCTGCTATGGATATTGTTCCTCATTTCCAAAAGAAATACAGATTACAAATTGTTAATACCGTATTTCTCACCGATGGTGATTCTGACAGTTCATATGGTGTTTACGAATTGTATACTGACCGTGAAAATAAAAAACATTTGATTGAATCTAACGAATCAAAATATGGTACATTAGTTATTAGAGACCCTATCAGTAAACACCAACAAATCGTCCAAAATGCACATGACAGACGGAACTTTACCAATTCTTTGATTAGATTGCTAAAAGCTAGAACAAATTCCAATATCATTGGTTTTTATATTCTTACTCCTAGAGAATTTAACCGTAATTCAGGCAACTTCTATCCTGGAAGAACTGATGTTGGCCAAATTCTGGCAAAATTTAGAAAAGAGAAATATGCAATTGTTGACAATTCCTCTGTAACTGGTTATGATGAGTATTATTTGTTGAGGTCTTCCAGAGAAGATACAGAAGACGAAGTGTTTGAAGTCAAGGCAAATGCTACAACTAGAGGCTTAGTGTCCGCATTTACTAAGTACACAGTCAACAGGTTGAATAACCGTGTTGTTTTAAACCGTTTTATTGATTTAATTACTTAAAGGAGAAAATATGGCTATTAGAACTACCGATATCAGACAAGATGACAAAGGTGCATTTACTGTAACCTTGAAGGTCGATAATCAACCGGTAATGATTACAAAGGTTGCCACATTGGATGAGGCAAACAATGTTTCAAATAATTTTATTAAAGAAGGGGCTAGTGATACTAAAGTATTACTGAATGAGAACATATGAGTGAAATGACAAACGAAACCAAAGAGATTTTTTGTATCACACAAGAGGAATGTGCCGAAGTGACTCAGGCACTTTCCAAGATATTTCGATTTGGTATTGACTCACACTATAATGGTAGAACCAATATAGAAAGACTTGAGGAAGAAACTGGTGACCTTTTGGCAATGATTGACATTATGATACAAAAAGGACTTGTATCGGATTCCAATGTCAATGCTGCCAGAAAAGCCAAGAAGCAAAAGCTTGAGAAGTGGTCAAGTATTAAGCTTTAAACAAATCCACGTAGGACTTGTTTTTCGGTATACTCACGTAGCAAACGCTCGACTTCAGCATGAGTAGATGGTTTTTTGGAATTAATGTAAATTTCCATATCCGACTTTCTCATGTTGTTGCCAAGAGAAGTGATAAATGTTACAATAGACTTAATGAACTGCATTTGTTTTCCTGTATAAAAGATATTAGTGTTTATACTAATATATATAAAAGATTCGAGTGACCAAACGATGACAAACGAACAAATTTTAGAGTTTTATAACAAAATGGTGGAACACTATGGTAATAAACTACCAGACCCACTACATGAACCTTTGCAGTTTGGTTATCTGGTAAAACTTCTGAAATATACTTTGGAGAGAACGAATGAGTGATGGTGGTAAAGGATCAAAACAAAGGCCAACTGACAAGGCCAAGTTTGATGAAGGTTGGGATAGAATCTTTGGTAAAAAGAAACCCAAAAAAGATGATGTGAAAAATGGTAAAAAGAAGGAGTAAATTATGGATTTAGAAATGTATGGATTGTTTTTGGTCGGTTCTATTTTGGTATCCTTGGGTGCCATTGTAATCGCTTCCGCTGTTTTGGTAATTAACCACCTTTATGTTAAGTACTGGAAAACAGTTCAGTTGTTCAAGGTGTATGCCTATGAACCACACAACTACCAAGAACCAACAATTGAACCAACTAACACCGCAAACGTGATGGTGACAACAAATGGACAAAATTAAGTATGATGTGATTCCTCAACTAGAGATGCTGAGGAATATATTTCCCAAAACCAAAATTTCCGAAATTGTCGAGGACGCAATTCTAGAAATCGAACAACTACGTAGAGATACCGCAAACAATGTGGCATCCGACCTTTACGCTGGAGTCCGTAGATGATTCTGATTCCCCTGTTTTTCGCAGCGCATTCCAAAGGATACCAAAATGTTTATTAATGTTATCGTATATTGCTTCATGGTGTTTCTGTTAGTTTGCTGTGCTAACGCCTGGAAAGAATAGAATGAAAACCACAAAAGAATTGATGACCGACATACAATCTTATATTTCACTTTATCGAACTGAACAATTCTCTGACGGTAAGTTCAGTTCTGGCAATTTGCCAAACCATGATATGGTGTATGAGTTACTTTCAGATATACAAGAATATATGATATACGGACCTGTCGAAGAACAAAGAGAGTATTCCACTTTTGAAGAATATTGGAAAGCCATTCTACCCGCACTCTGGAATGTAAGAGAATGGAACAATGAAAGAATCAAAGCATGGATTGAATGTGCTTTTACGGATTCTCGAAGATGACACTAAGACCGACACCACCGAAAAATACTGAAGTAAAGTGGCAAACATGGACCCCTGTGATACTATTGGTGGTATCAATAATGTATATTGTTTTTAATCGGTAAAATTGCGATATACTCTGGAGGGGCTCCAGAAAAAAATTTTGAAATCCTGAGAACCGGCCAGAAAAAAAATATTGGGAATAATCAGTTTGACCAGGGGAGCACTTTTTTTATAGGAGCACAAGCGCTTACCGGTTTGCCTCTGCTCTCTCGCTGTGTTATACTATATGGTTAGCAATGCCACAACCGCTGTGGCGATTCCCGTTACCATAATGCCGGCGACCAATGCAACCTCTATCATGCTTGCTCCTTTGTGGATTTAATACGCTTTTGGACTTCTGCGACCAATTCTGGGTTATCTCTCATAAGGTCGGCGAGAAAACCTTCCAAATATCCGATGGCGAACGGATTGGTCACGCTATAATCGGACAAGTCCTTGGCGGCACCTGTCCGGACTGCTCTCATTTTAATGGTTTGAATGAGCTCTTGGGACAGAGCGTTGGTTTCCTGTATTGTAAAGCGAGGTTTGGTCATATTATACTCCTGAGGTAACGGTTACAGCGGATGGTTTACGGTTGGCTTTGAGAGCCTTGGCACC